AGGATTACCTAACCATGAAAGAACAGATACAAGAGTATGTTGCACCAGATCTATCTGGCTTTGATAAAGAGCTTGCTCTTACAAAAGAAGAGATGAACAGCAAAACTGACCTCATACAAACAGAGGTTGAAATGATTATGCAAGAAATGGAAATGATTATGTCTGAAATTAGACTAGTCTCCGATGTTGCAAACGAGTTAAAAAATGATCTTCGTCAAGATGTAAGGCGCGTAGAGAAAATAGTAAATGATGTCGAGCAATTAGTTAAAGAAGATTCGAGAGAAACCAACCAGGAGTTAAGAGATACCACGAAGGACATTCAGGATGACATGGCAAGATTAACGGATAAGTTGGAGCAAGCCATGACTGAGCTAGAAGAAAAGGTTGAGAAAAGAATAAAACTAGCATTAGAAAATCCTTTATCACAAATGTAATGGCTAAACCACCTACCAACGAATACTTTACACCTGTCAAAAAAAGGACTAGTATAGGGCGTTCTTCACGCACAAGGCCAAAGAACAAAAACAAAAGAAGACAGTATGTCAAATACAGGGGTCAAGGATGACTAAATTATGTCCTAGAGGTAAAGCTGCAGCTAAGAGAAAATTTAAAGTTTATCCATCAGCATATGCAAATGCGTATGCTTCTAAGATTTGTGCAGGTAAAATTAAAGATCCAAGTGGTTTAAAAAGAAAAGATTTCAGAGGACCTAAAAAAGCTGATGGCGGTATTATCGATTTTAACAAAATTTCACAACAACGTAAAAAAGTGTCAAAGTTTAATAAAGGTGGTATGGCTAGAGCCTGTGGCGCAGTAAAAGGGAACAGAAGAAAAATAACAAAGTTTAGCTGATGCCTAGTCACACTGGTTTAGATAAATGGTTTAAACAAGATTGGGTTGATATCGGCTCAAAGAAAAAAGGTGGAGGCTTTGCTAAATGTGGCAGGTCAAAATTAAAAGCTGATAGAAAAAGAAAATATCCAAAATGTGTTCCAGCAGCAAAAGCTGCTAAGATGACCAAAGGTCAAATCAAATCTGCTGTTCAAAGAAAAAGAAGTAAAGCACAAGGTGTGGGAGGTAAACCAACAAACGTAAAAACATTCGTAAAGAAAGCAGGCGGAGGCATGGCTGTTAGAGGAATGAAGTTTGTTGGTGTTCGTTAATGGCAAGAGATCCAAAAGTTGGGACGGGTAAAAAACCAAAAGGCAGCGGACGACGACTCTATACGGATGAGAATCCACGTGATACTGTGTCTATTAAGTTTGCTACTCCTACTGATGCTAGAAAGACAGTTGCAAAAGTTAAGAAGGTTAAAAAACCGTTTGCTAGAAAAATTCAAATATTAACAGTTGGTGAACAAAGAGCCAAAGTAATGGGTAAAACACAAGTAGCTAATATATTTAGAAAAGGTAAAGATGCCATCAGAAAAATTCATAACCGTAAAAGGACGTAAGTACAAAAAATCTCCATTAAAGGAAGGTCCTAAAAAGGAGAGATTAGTCAAACTTTTAATGTCGGCTAGACGTGATGTAGGAACTGCGTTAAAAGAGAAAAATAAAACAAAAGAAAGATTGGCTAGAAATAGAGTTCATAAATATAAAAAGCAATTGAAAGAAAGATGAGTTTAGAAAAACAAATAAAAAAAGATGTGCGTAAATGGTCTGAGCATTTTTTAGAAATTCCAAACAAACACTTGGGTGGATATCCTGCTTGTCCTTTTGCAAAAAAGACCTGGCAAGATAATAAAGCAGTCGTTGAGGTAAAGAGAAAACACAAGTGGTATAAATCTGAGCTTAATGCTCATTTAAAACAATTAGATTTTTCTATTCATGAAATATTGATATTTTGTGATCCTTACTTTAATTATTCTTTAGAGCAATTTCAGGATATTATAGATGCGTACAATAGTTGGTATAATAAAAAAGATATATATTTTATGGGTTTTCATCCCCACAACCCAGCCAACGAGGAGGAGCAAGAGTTTCTTGTCACTCCAAATGGGGACGCCCCTACTGTAGAAAGTGACCTGGTATACTCTATGATGCTAGCACAAAAGTTCTCGCAATTACAGGAAGCTTCTGATAAACTACACAAAGCTGGTTACTATAAGTTGTGGCCAAAGGGGTATTATCAAGACGTTGTAGTATCTCGTGCTAAAACCTATAAACGAATATTCGGAGGTCAATATGATGGGTAAAAAGAAAATGGCTGGCGGAGGTATGGCTGGCAAAAAGAAACAAGCAATGAAACGTGGTGGCGCTGTTAAAAAACGTGGCGGTGGCATGATGAAAAAAGATCCTATGGCTATGGCTATGGGTGGTAACGTTTCACCAAGAAAAGCAATGGCTATGGGCATGAAAAAAGGCGGCAAAGCTATGAAGGGTAAAAAGAAAAAAGTGATGAAGAAAAAAGGTAAGAAAAGAGGCTAATGCCAACTTACGCTTCAACAGCTAACTTTGACCTCAGTATAGATGATATAGCTGAGGAAGCATATGAACGTTGTGGTTTGCAAGTTCGTAGTGGATACGATTTGCAAACTGCAAGACGTTCTTTAAATCTATTATTAGCAGAGTGGGCTAATAGAGGATTAAATCTTTGGACAATACAATTACAAGAAAAAACAATTGCAGCAACTACAACTAGTTTAACTGGAACTAATCTATTTGGTAGTGGTGCGAATGATAGTCAACAAATAGTAGATATCACTGATGTAGTTATCAGAGATTCTAGTAACAATGATTTTTCTGCTAATTCAATTAGTAGATCTACATATTTAAATTACGCTGTTAAAACAACCAGCGGAAGGCCAACTCAATACTATTTTGAACGTACGATAAACCCAACACTATTTCTATATCCTGCAGCTGATACAACTTACACTCTACGGTATTATGCTCTTGTTCGTATGTTTGATGCGGGCGATTACACCAATAACGCTCAGATTCCTTTTCGATTTCTTCCATGTATGACTGCCGGTTTAGCTTATTACATGGCTATGAAAAAAGCGCCAGACAGAATTCAATTATTAAAACAAATTTATGAAGATGAGTTTCAACGTGCGGCAGCACAAGATGGTGAAAGAACTAGTTTGTTTCTTACTCCTAAAACTTATTTACCAGGAGTTTAATCATGGCAAAGTATGCATCCGGTAAGTTTGCACAGAGAATATCAGACAGATCTGGTATGGCTTTTCCTTACAATGAAATGGTTAAAGAATGGAATAACTCTACTGTTCATATTTCTGAATATGAAGAAAAGCACCCTCAACTAGAACCTTTACCCATTATTCAAGATCCTCAATCCCTTGAAGATGCTAGACCACAAATAGCAGACTCAAGAGTTTTTGTTGGAAAAATAGGAGTAAATACTAATTTATTCTCTAGTGTGGGAATGCAGCCAAAAACAGAAGCAAAAGAAACTAGATTGCAGAGCTCTGCTGGAAATGTTACAGTGAGCACATCATGACAGATTATTCTGATTTATTATCAAACGTAAGAAATTACACAGAGACAGATTCAAATGTTTTAAGTGACTCAATAATTAATCAATTTATTATTTCAACAGAGGACAAGCTTAGAAGAACAGTAGATTTAACTTACTACAGAAGATACGACACAGCTACACTCACAGTAAATAATCCTTTTTTACCTCTTCCTGGTGATTGGGAAGCTACTAGATACATTCAGTTGATAGATGGTTCTGATAATAGAACATTCTTGATACAAAAAGATATTTCGTTTATGAATGAATTTGCGCCAAATAGGACATCAACAGGAGCAGGTACTCCCAAGTATTATGCTGTTTATGATGATGATACACATATGTTGGCACCAACCCCGAACGCTGCATTAACTGTAGAGCTCGCATACACGTACAAGCCACCTGTCTTGTCCAGTACGACAACATCGAATTGGGTAAGTCAGAACGCTCCAAACGTGCTTTTGTATGGTTGTGTTTTAGAAGCACTTGGATACTTGAAAGGTCCAGCTGATATGATACAATACTACGATAAAATGTATAATCAGTCTGTTCTCTT